GTGCCGAAGACTGGACCGGGAAGGATAGGTTTTACAGCCCAAATGGGTGCAACCTTAACCTTCACTTTCCACCTTAATGGCTCGTCTGGCTTTCCGCGGAACCCGATTAAAACCTCAGGTTTCGCTTCACCCATTCGATAAGGCGGTGTTTTACAATATCCACCAAAGGCACAAACGGCCCAACCTGCGTGGTTAGTAGGCTGAGGCTTGAGGCCATCACCTGTCTCGTCTTCACGAGAGAGGTAAGGAACCTTAATAGCTTTTGTCCGGATTGCAATCCCTTTGTATAGGACTGCTTGCCAGTTTTGGCTATCTGTCTCGACGGACTTCTCGGCGGTTTTAATTCCGAGTGGCCTTGTTTTGTCATAAGGTACTTTAACTCCTTCAATGTCAGCGGCCGCGAATGGAACGGGTAGGAATTTCACCCATCCAAGCAGCAACTGCATCGTAAGAGATAGGTTTACCCCATGCTTAGCAGACCATACAGTCAATCGATTAATGGCGGAATACACGTCAAGCGGTGTCTCTAAGGACTTGATATAAATTCCTCGCACGTTGTAACCAGCGAAGAAGTCAGCCCCGCAAGACTCCCTAAAGTACCCTGTGTTAAACGACTTTTGGTCGTTCACAACATGCCCCAATAGACGGAGATAATGACAACATAACTGGTACGCGTTATGCGTAACAATAATGTCGTCACCGAAAACCCCGAAATTACCCGGAGTCTTACGTCCGTCTAAAGTTAACAATGCAAGAAAGTTACCTGCATCAATAGGCTGCCGCATCGCTGACGAGTTCCTAACTAAAGGAATTCCCATCAGTTTATAACAACAAGATACAACGCCTAGGAACAGTGCCGTTTGTAGAGGGAACGTAAAACCGTTCCCCATACTAGAACACATCTCCATTTTTACCTCAATGCCGCTGGGAAGCAGGCACGAGGGGCTCCTGAATAGTTTTATCCACCTCACAAAAGAAGGTGGGCAAAATTCTTCGATCATAGCCATGGAGTTACGGTCCGACGCAGATTTTAGGTCAATCGTGCCATAAAGGCCAGATATAGACCCCATCCGCGCCAGGGATTGGTTGAGATATTGCTGATCAGAAAGGTCAATGTGACAGACCTCACTGATACGGCGCTCAATCCAAGCCCCCAAAGCCTTCTGAAAAAGCATATTCAGGTTAGGCTCGGTCGCGCAAGCTCTTCGGATCTCGAGTGATTTAGGAACACTAAACCAAGCACTGCCAGTAACGATTTCCAACGGTTTCCGTTGATAACCGTTAGCTGCCGCTAAGAGACCAAAATTCTGGTACCGATATTTCTCGGCTTCAGCCCAGTACGGGCACTCTATAACGGCTGCGCGGTAAAGCGTCAACAAATGCTCAGACGTGGCGGTTAAAGACGACTCAAATAACTTCGTATAGAAGTTTTCCGAGTTCGCCCCACGTGCCGCACCCGGACCCGGTTCCATGTAGCGGATAATTTCCGCGAGTGAAAACGAATCCGATTCACAACCTGGATCAAACAGCTTCCAGAGAAAGCTCTTTAGCTCTTCTGCAAACCGATCATCCATTATGTGCACAGGGTTCCAATGCCAACCTTTGCAGGCTTCGTTGCTCTCTAAAAAGAGAGACAGCGCGGCATCGGTCTGTTGCTGTATCATGGTGTCTGGCCAAACCTCACGTTTCTTTAAGTGAGACCTCGCCAGCATAATTTTAGCAACATCCTGGCCCATCAAGTCCCCAGTTATGGGAACATCAGGGTCAACGCCTAGCTCTGAAGCTAGGACAGTACTGAAGCGATCATAACGATCATGCATTCTTTCTCTCCTGGTTGAAATTCCAAGGACGATCTTGCTTAAGAGCTAGATGACACCGGTAGCAATGGTGTTATAGAACTCTTGTGCATTAACGGATACGAGGCCGCCGAAGAAGCTCATAAGAGCTTTCTGCTGCATCACATCCGCGAGATCGGCACCTGCAGGCGTGTCCATTTCACAGCGAATTACCGCTGTTTTGTAGGCTTGACCAGCAAGTGGCAATTGCCCTTGTCGAACAATCAGACGGTTCTTCACCATCGGAACTGTCCCAAGCTGCCCATTGACATTCAGGGCCGGTAGCTGTTTAGGCGCCGGATCCTTAAACCAAGTGGCAGTAAAGGGCGAAGAGTTGGAATGCGAACGCGCTCCAGTCTGCGTTCCGCCAAGGGCGGTAACGGCGTACTGTTTGCCGTTGGCTGCTGGCGCATAATCTGCGGTCAGCGTGTACGTCGGGGCAGTCATGCCCGTCAGCACAATACCAACAACGGGTGAAGTAGGGGTAAACATAAATGTTTCCTTTACGGTGCGGTTTTACCCGCGGGAAGTAGTTAAAAGGGCACTCGAAATGCCACGAGCCCGGGTCTTTAAAAGAGCCAAAACATTGGCTACCTTAAAAGGATTCCAGTCTTCGAAGCTCTTCGAATCAATAACGGGCAGCGGTAAATTTGCTGTATCCAGTATTGTCCGAGTGTTCCGAGTTCTTCCTGATTGAGTACGCCACGAATAAGATCCTGAACTGGAGAGGTAATTAACTCCAGTAGCGGACTTGATAGCAGCATGATCCACTGAAGAGTGATTGTCCCGGACTGTTCGTCCGAGATCACTCTTAATGGCCCATCTGACGTCAGACGTCACCGTCCACGTTGCATCAAGAACTTGGCCAACATTGAAGAAATAGTCGGCTAGGAAGGACCAGGGGCATAAGTTCCATACCGTCGGCACAAACTCTTCGGGGATAAACCCGGCGAGTGAGCGCAAACGATAGAGAGAACCGTCAGGTCCTGACGTTTGGGTGTTAACTCCACCAAGGTACTTGACGACCCATCGGGATACATTCCGAGAGGACAGGCGCGTATAAAGGAACGAGCCTGTTTCGCCAGTTGCCGTGACAGATATACTCCCATTATCGACTGAATCGCCGAATCCCTGTACCGCGGTACGTCTATCGCGGCCGTTATCCTGGAATCGGCTTAATGTCTCAGAGATAGAAACCACATCAGAAATCAATGGTTTCATCCCAAAAGACACCTCCAGCCAAGACTCTGCAGCTACTCGGTTGAGGTCCTGCCAAAGCGGGAGTTTATTCCGCTTGCGACGCTTCCTCGCAGTCACAACGCTCCTACCTCTTCTATCGAAAGTAGTGAGATATCCGTTGATCATGCCCTGAAGACCTGCAAAGGGTCTCTTTAACATACGTACAGTTTCCGGCAACTCCCCGATCGAGATCAGCGTTTTAGCATGCTGATATTCAGTTCGGATTGCCGTATAGAACCGTACTAATGCTTTGTTATTCGCTTTAAGGTACCCATCGACTTCAACAAAACCTGGGATATTGAGGTTAGAACAACCCCAAAACTCAGATTTTGCCGGTCGCTTGGGAGAAACACCGGAGTAAAGATAAGAAACATTAATCTCTCCGGGCGTAACTATCACCCAACCAACATTCCGGTCATAAGGAGAACCGGACTGAAGCATCTGCTTCTTTAATAGTTCCCAACCCGGGACCTTGTAGGTCTGGGCGGAGTCTACCATTGTCACAGATGTATAGTTGGTGTTCTGTTGAATAATATCAGGACCACCTGCCTGTGGGAGAGTATCTCGATTAGAGTACATCTCATACGTCTTGGTGTCCCTGACTTTCGTCACAGGACCAATATAGCTACTCACCTTGTGCTCCATTCTTATGACGTGGGAGCATTAAGCTAGGCAGTTTAACGTCATGCCCGACGGATTCCTCTATCTCTTCGACAGTAATAGAACCTTCGTTTAGAAGGTCTTCGCTGCCTAATAGATCGAGTTGCGCGTTATTGTCTGGACTTTTCGGGAATGGTAACAAAATCCATTCGCTAGTTCGTCCAGGCGCGCCATCCAGTGGAGCAAGAGTAAGTACAGCGACGGTTTGTTGACCGCGCTGTCCATACCTTGCGACCTCCAACAAGAGGTCGATATCTACATACTTGATATCGAGGGACGAAAGACGAGAGTCTTCGCCCTCGAATGACCACAGGTTGCGGCCAAATAGCCGTTTAAACTTGTTGCTCAAGTACATAGATCCTCCTTTGGATGAAAGGCCCCG